TAAGGGCTTAAATAAAATGGTGTAAACACGGTGCAAACAGGTGTAAATCTACACCAACGGTTTTGGATAATGCATGGAAAACAATGGGTTACAACTGGTTAGTAGGATAAGTAGCAGTAACCTCCACTCTTCCCACATTATCCATTATCGATTAGAAGCCCTTAGTAATATAGATTTTACTATATTATTTTGGGCTTCTTTACAGTTTATTTCTATGCATTATCGGGTAGTTCCTGTTACTGCATCAACTGTAAATTTGCACCATTACACCATTCCCTGCACCACCACCAATTTTAACAATGAAAACAAGGGCTTGGAATTAGGTTGCACTGTAGCACTCCAGCCCCCTTTCACATACCTAAAGGAACTACAGGATGACCAACGATCTGTACCAAATTCAAGAGAGACTTGAGCAAGAAGCAAGAACATTAACTATCAACAGGTTTGATAAAGATTTAATTAAGAAAAAAGAAAGAGCTGACGAATCATCTACTTATTACGGTAGCTCTTTAATGCGTCGATGCATTGAAAGTATTGTTGAAGGAATACAAGAGGTCTATCAGGACGCTGACAACGGACAAGCGGGTAGACGTTCATCAGCTATAACCATGATGCAATTATTCAAACCAGAAGTCTTAGCCTTTTTTACAGCTAAAGTTGTAATGGATAGGATAAGCAAGAAATCTATGCTTCAAGACATGGCTATAAATGTAGGTCAGTATCTTGAGGATGAATTAAGACTACAATCTTTTGAAGAACAAAAGCCATACTTATTAATCTCTATTCAAAAAAATAAAGAAACTACGAGAGCTAGAAAAAGACAAGAAATCATAGCCGCCTATAATCGTTACTGTGAAGAGTGGGTTAGTTGGAGCAAGGATGAGAAGACACATCTTGGAACTAAACTAATTTATATATTCCAAGAACGCACTGGATACATTGAACTCATCATGAAAAAGAAAGAGCGTACTAACAAAACTTTCTATAATGTTATTGCCACCGAAAAGGTTTTAAATTTTATAGAAAAAAATAAAGGTGCGGCTTCTCTGATGCAACCTATATTTCAGCCTATGGTAGTTCCGCCGATGGATTGGAAAAGTCCGTGGTCTGGTGGGTATTTAACACACTACACCCCTCGCCTTCCAATCATGAAGACATCCAATCGAAACTACTTAAAAGAATTAGAAAACTTAGGTGAAGAATTAAATGATGTGTATGATGCAGTAAATACAATCCAGAAAACACCGTGGTCTATAAACAAATTTGTATTGGAAACATTTAAAACTGTACACGATAGAGGCATAGCTGTAGGAAACCTACCACCTCAAGAAGATTTACCAAAACCACCATCACCTTTGTCGTTTGATCGTGATAGTAAAACTTTATCTGACGAAGAGAAGAAGCAGTTCAAAGCATGGAAAAGAAAAGCTACTAAAATCTATGACGAGAACATTCGAATGGGTTCTAAAAGAAATCTCACAAGTCAGGTAAGATATGTAGCAGAAAAATTTTCACACTTTGAGAGTATCTTCTTTGTACATACAATGGATTTTAGAGGGCGTTTGTACCCTGCCGCGTCTGGCCTGTCACCTCAAGGTAATGATTTATCTAAAGGTCTACTACAGTTTGCTGATGGTAAACCTCTGGGTACTAACGAGGCCGCTTGTGAACTAGCAATTCATGGAGCTAACTGCTTTGGATATGACAAGGCATCAATGCAAGAGCGCGTTGATTGGGTAATAGAAAATGAGCGACGAATATTACAGGTAGCTCACGACCCAATGGAAGACTTATGGTGGGCTAAAGAAGCTGACAGTCCTTGGTGCTTTCTCGCATTCTGTAAGGAGTGGGAAGGATACAATCTCTTTGGTTATGATCATGTAAATTATATACCAGTTTGCAAGGACGGAAGTTGTTCTGGGCTTCAACATTTTTCAGCGGCTCTTAAAGACAATGAAGGTGCATCGCAGGTTAATTTATTATCGTGTGATAAACCTGCAGATATTTATCAGACTGTAATTGATAAAGCTATTGTCAGAGTTGAGGCTGATGCTAAAGGTGGAGAGAATAGAGAAATAGCACAAGCTTGGTTAGACTTTGGAATGTCACGAGGGACTAGTAAAAGAGCAGTCATGACACGAGTTTATGGTTCAACGTTGTTCTCAGCACGTTCATTTGTACAGGAATATATAACAGATACAGACTTGAAAAGAGTACAAGCTGATAGAAGTTATGTCTCTGTGTTACATGAAAGAGAATTCGATGCGGCAATCTACCTAGCTAAATACATTTGGGAAGCTATCAACGATACTGTAGTTGCGGCAAAGACAGGGATGGATTGGTTACAGTCTTGTGCTAGAGAGTTAGCTAAAGATAATCTACCGATAACGTGGACGACTGTGGATGGTCTACCTATCATGCAGAACTACCCTGACATGAAGAAGCGCAGGGTTAAAACTAAGTTCGGTGACAAGCTTATTTATATGACAATCCAAGAAGCTATAAAGAACAAGTTAGATACGCGCCGACAAGGCAATGGCATCAGTCCTAACTGGGTTCATGCTAATGATAGTTGTCACCTCAGAATGACAGTCAACCTATCTAAATTTAACGGTGTCACTCACTTCGCCATGATACATGATAGCTTTGGATGTCACGCCGCTGATGTAGAAATGCTTGGTGCTTGTCTAAGAGAAACCTTTATACAACTCTATGTAGAGAACGACCCACTACAAAAATTTAAAGATGAAGGTGAAGCTTTGATAGGTAGAGAACTACCTGACCTACCAGAGAAAGGTGACTTCGATGTTACACAAGTTCGTAATTCTGAATTCTTCTTTGCATAATTCTAATCGTTAACGCATAGATAGTTACTAACCATAAGTGATTAGGTTGCACTATAGCATTCCACAAAACCGAAAGGATATTATGTCAACTGAAATTCTTATCATGATGGCTGAATATTATAAGCACAACGAAATGCCTTTGCCTGTCGATGTACAGGCGAGGCTTCACGCTGTCGGTATCGACACGCAAGAATATCAACACAATTAATAAAGGAATAATAAGTATGACTAAATTTGTCACACCTAAAGGCATAGCAGTATGGCCTAAACTAAATGCACCAGACTATAAATTTAATGTAGATGGCGTGTATCAAACAACACTGAAAATCGAGGCATCTGAAAGCCAAGACCTAATCAAACAACTTGAAGGTTTACGCGATGCTTACAGGAATGAAGAAGCTAAGAGCAATCCCAAGGTTGCTAAGTATGATCTAGCACCTGTCTATGAAGAAGAAGAAGACGACCAAGGTAATCTTACTGGCTTCAATTTGTTTAAGTTCAAACAGAACGCTAAGATTACTACAAGCCGTGGCGTTATGGCAATGAAGGTTGCTTTATATGATAGCAACAAGACACCCACACATGCCACAGTAACTGGTGGTTCTACTATTCGTGTAGCGGCAAGCGCATATACATATGCAATGCCTTCAACTAGACGTGTCGGTGTATCGCTGAGACCATCAGCTATTCAGATTATCCAACTGGCTCAAGGGTCTGGTGGTTCTGAAGCTTTATCTATGTTTGATAAAGAAGATGGCTTCATTGCAGACAACTTTGACAACAGCGTGGAGGCGGTAGCAGTTAACGATGATGCAGACTTCTAGGCGAAAGCTTGGTGGTGTCAGAAATTCAACTGTAAGACAGAACGCAATAAAGAATGGTTGGCGGTCAGGGTTAGAAGAAACCCTTGCCGCTGACTTACGTTCTAGGGGTGTTGATTATGAATATGAAGAACACGTTTTGAAACTAACCATACCCTCAAGAATTTCAAGATACACACCAGACTTTTATATAAAAACTAAATCTGGAAAGACAATAATAGTTGAGAGTAAAGGACAGTTTAAAACTGACAATCGACAGCGAATGATACTTGTATCTCAACAGAATGATATCGACCTTCGCTTTGTATTCTCCAACAGCAAACAACGTATCTCTAAAACCAGTAAAACTACATACGGAATGTGGTGCGACAAGCACGGCTTCTTATATGCAGATCGTACAGTACCAGAGGAGTGGCTCAATGAATAAAGAAGACGTAAAGCATATCATTGTACATTGTGCTTACACCCCAAGGTCTATGGACATTGGCGTTAAAGATATTGACCGATGGCATAGAGCTAAAGGTTGGCTGGGCTGTGGTTATCATCTCGTTATCAGACGTGATGGCACTCTTGAATATGGTAGACCATTAACAAGGACAGGCGCACACGTTCGCTCACAAAATAAAACATCAATAGGTATATGTTTAATTGGTGGGATGAACTCTGACAAAACTGGAGCGCAGATCAATTATACTGACGATCAATATGCAACTCTAAAGTTAACTATAGACGAACTAATTTGGGAACACTTTCCTGATGCTAAAGTTAGAGGTCATATCGATTTTGATAAGGGTAAGACTTGTCCAAACTTTGACGCTGAACTTTGGTACAATACAGGTGAGATAGTATCCACAATCAATTAGGTTGCACTATAGCATTTTAATATTTTCCTCCCAACTGGCCTCACCTCACGGTGGGGTCTTTTTTATTTGGAGACACAATGTCACTCACAACAATAGCAATATCAATTGCAATGCTACTCTACTTTCTCGGCGGTGTCCTACTGACACGGCAAGTAAGTATGGAGCTAGAAGAAGATCAAGACTTAGCTACACATAGCTGGTTGTTTATCTTTTTCTTATGGCCTGTCGAGGCCGCACTCGATGTCTGGTTCACCATCTTAGATGCACTAGGCAAACCTAAAAATCCTGACAACTAGGAGACTTCAATGAATAAAACTACACAGATCAAAGAACACTTAAAGAAGTACGGCACAATCTCACCATTAGAAGCTATGTCAAACTATAGCGTCTGGAGATTAGCCGCAGAAATCCACAGGCTACGAGAACGTGGGTTAGATATCACAACGTTCATGAAACGTGCGCCGAATGGAGCTAAGTATGCAGAGTATCAACTCCAACAGTAGCACCCTTCTCTATCATACCTCATGCGAATGCGGAAGTAGCGATGCTCGCGCCATCTATAGTGATGGTGGGAGCTGGTGCTTTTCTTGCCAAAAATTTTTTAAGGATGACACCAAGATGGAAACAGAATTCGTACAATCCAAACCAACGTTCGGTCTCATACCTACAGGTCAAGCAGGTTCATTAGCAAAGCGTAAGCTGACTGAAGAAACCTGTAAGAAATATGGGTATACTGTTGGTGAATATAGAAACCAGCCATGTCAAATTGCAAACTATAAAGATGACACTGGTACTGTGGTAGCTCAGAAGATACGATTTGCTGATAAGTCTTTTAAATTCTTAGGTGATGCAAAGAGCGCAGGGTTGTACGGACAGCATCTTTTTAAAGGTGGAGGTGCTATGCTTTGTTTGACCGAGGGTGAGCTGGACACGCTTTCACTTTCCCAAGCACAAGGCAATCGTTTTCCTGTATGTAGTTTACCGTCAGGAGCTGGCAACGCTGTCAAAGCTGTACAGAATTCTTTAGATTTTGTTGAGTCCTTTGACCGTGTTGTTCTCATGTTCGACAACGATGAACACGGTAGAAAAGCAAGCCTAGATGTAGCTAAGTTATTGTCACCATCTAAGGCACACATTGCTACGTTACCTGAGAAAGACGCTAGTGATATGCTAGTGAAAGGCAAGACTAAGCAGATGCTAGAAGCTATGTGGGAGGCTAAACCCTACAGACCTGATGGCATCATAGCTGGTGTGGATATGTGGGAACTTGTTTCTACACCAGACAACACCCAATCCGTACCCTATCCCTTCGATGGTCTCAACGAGAAAACTAGAGGTCTAAGACGTGGTGAACTTGTAACTATTACTGCAGGTTCTGGGGTCGGAAAGTCACAGGTATGCAGAGAAATTGCGTACCACTTAATCAAACAGGAAGAGACATTAGGTTATATCGCTTTAGAAGAAAACTGTAAGCATACAGCAATCTCGCTAATGGGTCTGGCTATAGATGTACCTCTTCATTTAACTCAGGAAGGAATATCAAATGATACTCTTAAAACTGCTTTCGATACTACCGTTGGCAATGGTCGTGTTTTCCTCTACGATTCTTTCGGCTCTATGTCTACGGATAAGCTCATGGAGCAGGTCAGATACCTTGCGAAATCTTGTGGCACTAGCTGGATTATCATCGATCATCTCAGCATTATTGTTTCAGGTATTGATGATGGTGATGAGCGGAAAGCTATCGATGTTATAATGACTAAGCTACGTTCTCTTGTAGAAGAGACAGGCATCGGTCTTATATTAGTCAGTCACTTACGCAGACCTGCAGGTGAACAAGGCTGGGAGAATGGTAAAGAAGTTACCCTCAATTCCCTACGTGGTTCAGCGGCAATCGCACAGTTAAGCGATATGGTTATATCAGTAGAGCGTGACCAACAAGGTGACAACCCAAACACTACTACCGTGAGAGTTCTCAAGAACCGATACAGTGGAGAGACAGGTGTAGGTTGTTACCTAAACTACCAGAAGTCTACTGGTCGTATGATTGAAACACAGAACCCAGACAACGCCCCCGACTTTGGGGACGATGATAATGATTTTTAATTTTAGCTAGTCGAGAGGGACAGCATCATGAAACGTATTATGTTTGACATCGAAACAGATGGTCTAGTACCAGACCTAACAGTATGCCACAGCCTTGTGCTATTAGATATGGATACTGAAGAAGTATTAAGCTGTGCAGATCAGGAAGGTTACACATCTATTGCAGATGGTATGACTTACCTAGAGAATGCAGAGTTACTTGCAGGTCACAACATCCAAGGGTTTGACTTCCCTGCATTAGAGAAGTTGTTTGGATTTGTATATGAAGGTGAGATACATGACACGTTATTGATGTCCCGTCTCGTCTGGTCTGATCTTAAAAACAATGACTTCAATTACATTAAGAAGAACTTAGACTATCCTAGAAATCTAATAGGTAGCCACTCGCTTAAAGCGTGGGGTCTCAGATTGGGTGACAATAAGATAAATTATGATGGTGGCTGGGCTGAATGGTCTGAAGAAATGCAGACCTATTGCGTCCAAGATACTAAAGCTAACCTGACATTCTATAAGTTTATTATGTCTAAGAACCCAAGCCCTCAGAGTATAAAGCTTGAGCATGATTTTGCTCACGTCATTCGTAAGCAAGAGCGACAAGGTTTTAACTTTGATGTACCAGCCGCTAACAAACTGTTGCAGAAACTACAGATGCGACAAGCAGAACTAGAGACTTCATTACAAGCAGTCTTTAAACCGTGGGATATCAAGACACCCTTCGTACCAAAGGTGAATAATAAAGCTAGAGGTTATGTTAAAGGTGAGCTGACATATAAGGTTAAGACAATCGTATTTAACCCTGCATCCCGTGACCATATAGCAGACAGATTGCAAGTGTTACGAGGCTGGAAGCCAGAGAAGTTCACAGCCCAAGGTAAACCACAAGTAGATGAAAGCGTCCTCAAAGAATTAGATTACGATGAAGCAGTCGTACTCAATGAGTATCTTCTTATCAACAAGCGTATCGGTCAGATAGCTACAGGAGCAAATGGGTGGCTGAAGAAAGTTGAGAAAGGTAAGATACATGGACAAGTCAATACCAATGGAGCAAGCACGGGACGCTGTACACACAACCGACCTAACATTGCTCAATGTCCTAGCGTATCAGCTCCATACGGTACAGATTGCAGAGCCTTATTCCATGCACCATCTGGCTACAAACTTGTGGGAGCAGATTTATCCGCTTTAGAATTGAGGTGTCTAGCACATTTCATGGCTAAATACGATGATGGTGCTTACGGAGATGTCGTCCTTAACGGTGATATACACAGCGTAAATCAAGCATCCGCTGGTCTCCCTACTCGTGCTAATGCAAAAGTATTTATATATGGATATTTATATGGAGCAGGTTCTGCAAAGATAGGTTCTATAGTTGGTGGTAGTGAGAAAGAAGGTAAGCGTTTGATTAACAAGTTTATGAAAGCAACCCCTGCCCTCAAGCTACTTAAAGATGCTGTGACTACAGCGGCTAAAGCTAAAGGTTATCTGGTTGGTTTGGATAAAAGACAGTTACCTATTCGCTCCCCTCACGCTTCACTCAACACACTTTTACAAGGGGCTGGTAGCCTATTGGCAAAGCAAGCCACAGTAATCCTTTATGAAAATCTAACCAGTAACGGTTACATATGGGGCAAGGATTGGGCGCAAGTCGCTCACGTCCATGATGAAGTTCAACTTATAGCAAGAGAGGAGATAGCTGATCATGTCGGAAAGCAAGCAGTTAAATCTTTTCAACAAGCTGGAGAACACTTCAAGTTCAGAATACCTATCACTGGAGAATACAAAGTCGGCAACAATTGGGCAGACACACACTAGCAATCCTCACTCAATAAGGATGCGTGAGAAAGTACGTGAACGAAAGAGACTACTTGTCGCCTACAAGGGCGGCGAGTGTGAACGGTGCTATAATACATACCATGAGAATGTGTTTGAGTTTCACCATTATGACCGTGACTTAAAAGTCTTTGAGGTCAGTCAAGCTAACATGCAACGCAGTATGAATAACCTAATAGCTGAAGCAGACAAATGCTTTCTTCTATGCTCCAACTGTCACCGCGAAGTTCACACGTACAACGAACCTAAATTCATAAAAACAACTAACCATTAAGGATTACTATGATTGAAGTATCTTACATAGACAACATGGGTTGCGACAAACTTGTAGTCGATGCCGCCCGTGTTTCGTTTAACAAACAAGCCGACCAGTACGGTGAACACCAGAACGAAAGACTTATAAAATTTCTAGCTAGGGAAAAACATTACCATCCCTTCTCACATCCTGTAGCTACATTCAGATGTACAGCTCCTATCTTTGTTAGCAGACAACTTGCAAAACACCAAGTCGGCGGGACATGGAATGAAGTTAGTAGACGGTACATAAAATCTAATCCTATCTACTGGAAGCCAGAGTTCTTTAGAGCTGGCGCAGACGATGTGAAGCAGGGTTCTAGTTCAGAACCACACAGGCGTTCAGAAGAATTTGTAGAAGACTATCACGACATCTGCATCGATGCGATTGCTACATATAACAAGATGATAGCCGTTGGAATTTGTGCTGAACAAGCAAGGGCAATCCTTCCGCAAGGGGCTTTAACTGAGTGGGTCTGGACAGGTTCATTATTGTTCTGGTCTCGCGTCTACAATCTCCGAATTAAACCCGACACACAAAAAGAAACCAGAGACTTTGCCGAACTACTCGGTGAGCAAATGGAAGCACTTTATCCTACATCATGGGAGGCACTAACAGATGGACAATGAATTAGTAATATTTACATCGATGTCACAATGTATTGTAGCACTAGCTACAGCACATGATGGCGTTAAAGATGAAGCTATGAAGAACATAGTTCATGACGCGGCTCTGATATGTTTATCAATCATGTCACCTCAAGATCAGAAGGCCGACCTAATGGCATTCGATGGGGGTAAGTTACAATGAAGTATCTAATAGATGCAGACATTGTTGCATTCAAAGCGGCTTCAAGCTGTGAGCGTCCTATTGATTGGGGCGATGGTATGTGGACACTACATGCTTATGAACATGAAGGTATAGAATATATAAAGAACTACCTGCACAAAATCACCAGCGACTTTGGTGAAGGTGAGATTGTTATGTATCTAACCCACTCTGAGAACTGGCGTAAAGATGTACTACCTGACTATAAGTCTAATCGTAAAGATACACGCAAACCCCTGATACTCAAAGCTCTTCGTGAATATATTATGACTGAGATGGATGGTATCATGGTAGATACTATGGAAGCAGATGACCTATTAGGTATTACTGCAACCAATGAGCCTGATTGTATTGTTGTGTCAGAAGATAAAGACTTAAATACAATACCGTG